AAACAGACTCTTTAACAAGCCATGGCGTAGTGTTCGCCGTATTTCCCGGTTGTACCGTCCAAGTTCCATTCTGGCCAGCAGCGACAAGGTTCGTCGTCCCCGGAGTGGTTTGATCGATCCCGACTTTGCCGATGATCGCAGATCCAGCGTCATTGATCACATGACCGATAACATTTGTTCCTGCTGGCAAAGCTGCATTAACTTGTACGCCGTTTGTCGTTCCAGGCGTAGTTTGGTCAATTGAAACTTTTCCAATGATCGAAGAACCAGCGACAATGCCAACATTTCCGATGGTATTAGAGCCCGCAGGAAGAGCCGCGTTGACCTGAACTCCGTTCGTGGTTCCAGGGGTAGTTTGATCGATGCCGACCTTGCCAAGCAGATTAGTTCCAGCTGGCAAAGCCGAGTTGATCTGTCCAATATTTCCAATTGTATTCGTGCCCGTCGGGATCGGGTTATCAAGCATAACACTTGAGACGGCTTGATTCCCGCGAATCGTGACGACGGCGGTCCCCGTTGCGACACTTGAGCCAGTTACGGCAATTTTTTGCATGCCTGTGCACTGGATTGTCCAGACCCCGTTACCCGTTACGGCTCCAACAATCGCGCCCGTGCTGAGGACCAAGGCGCTTGTTGCCGTAAAATTCGTTCCATCCACCGATGCAGAGAATGAGATAAAGCCAGTCCAAGTACCAGTAATTTGAATACCGGCGCTACCAAGACCATTACAAGTTAGAACTATGGCCTGTGTATTTGTGATGTTCCCCGTCGCGATAACGTCGGGCTGAATGACGAGTGGATGGCCGCTTGAATCAGTTAAAACAGCGCGAAGATTCGTTCCATCCGTTCCTCCGACTTGAATCGCAGTCGTGGGAGATGCAGAGCCGACCGTTCCGTCGGCCGCGTCTTTTGTATTAAATGGATTGAGTGGCTCAGCGGCTAAGCTAACGAGAAGATTTCCCGAAGCATCTGTCTGAAGCGGTTCCAGATTTCCGCTCGGATTTTCACCTGCAACCTGAGTGCTTTGCACGGGCGCAGTTGATCCATTCGTACCAACTGAAGGATTAGATGCGACGTTTCCAGGATAAGAAAATGTTCCGTAATTGGTGGCCATTAGTTCAAATCCCGCGACTGAGCGTTAATCGTTAAAACTCCAGAACCCGAGGCATTTGCATATTGGAACATTAAATATTTATACTTGAACTGCGTGATTTCAATTCCCATGAACCCCGCCGAACCTGATGGTTGCGCGAGCGCAGGGTTGAAAGTAAGAGCGGGCCATACTTGACCATCAGCGTTTGCAGCGAACAAAGTCAAAGTTCCCGTAGGCGTTCCCGTCCAGTTAACCGTGAAGCCTTCGTTATCCATGCGCGAGAGCTCGATAATATTTGAATAGATTGTATTGGTCCCTGACATGGTCCCGGTCGTGACCTGAGAAGGAACAGACCCGTTTTGTGATGGTTGAGAGCTTGGGTTAAAACCGGTGCGGGGATCTGAAGATTGCCAATTGAGCGTGGCGGGAAACTGGTTCTTGCCTGACAAAGAGAGCCTCCAAAAAATGGTTTACAGGGTCCTAATCCCTGAGCTTCACTAGTGTCTGGCTGGGGCGTATTTTAGCGTCGGTCGGCCTGTCGGCGCTCTAGCTTCGTCTCGCCCATTTCATCGGCTTTGTCGATGGCCTCTAATTCTGTAGACGATACGCCTCCATTACCTGGACCTTTGGCTTTGCCTTGGCTCTGGTTTTCGGCTTGCTGTGGCGCCGCGGATTTCAAAATGGCCTGCGCCGCCATGGGCGTCATGGTCGTGTCGAGTGGTTGGCCGAGAAGAATCGATAGCGAAACTTTTTGAGAATAGGGAACAAGTTTACCTTCAGTTTCCGCTTCAATCAGCTTCTCACTTGCCTTCTCACACATCGATTCGTAGAGCGCGGGAAAGATGGTCTTAATAGTGGTCACGTCTTGCGGAACAATCGTGCCCGTTTTTACATGCTCAAGAAGAAGCCTAGGATCTTGAGCAATGTCAATTTGGCGATTGTATGCCGATTCTTCAAAGCGACCGACGGGCATGGGCTTGTCGAGCGGATTCATTTTAGGTTGAACTGGCTTAATCGACTGGAAGTAGTTAACGGCTTTTGCGGCCGTCGCACCGATTGTTCCCGCTTGATTGGGAAGATAGTGGCCAATGTTGCCGCCTACGTCTAAAAGCGTTTGCGGATTGGCGTGCGCTTCGTCTATGAATTTCTTCAACTGCTCTCTGGCCTCACGGTTGGGCTTTAGTGACTCGGACGCCTTTGGTTTTCCAAGCAAAGTTCCCATGTGGGCCTCTAAAGCCGAATGCCCGCGGATTGCGCTGCCTAAGTATTCGGCGGAACTTTTTAAAGCGTCGGGATGTGGTTCTTGTGCAAGAATGGCTGGAGCCATGTGGGCCAAAATGTCGGGCAAGTGGCTTTTTGCTGTAGAGCCCATTGTCGCGTGGCCGTGAATCAAGTCTGCGGCCTCCTCGTGCCGACCGCTTTGTAAATGATCGCCAAATTTGTGACCCATAGTCTTCTGTGTAGGCATGTCGGATGGAGTCGTGTGCTCCCTTGCTTCTTGAATCATGCGCGCGGCTTTTTCTGGATCAGAGACCTTTGCGCGACCTACGTTTTTTAATAAGCCAAGAAGTCCATGCGAAACCGCAGCATGACCCATGGTCGAAGGTGGGTCCGGCATTTCAGGAATGTCGAGACTTGTCGGCACGGGAGTGACAGGGCCACCCAGAGCGAAATACTCGCAAGACGGCAAGTGAGGGATGTTGTAGCCACAGAAATGGTCAACCTCACCACCATGAGCCATGTATTTAACTTTGCGACCCGCACGACGCGCACGACCTAAGTCACCGCCACGGACTCCGCGCAAACGCAATCCTTTTGTGGTTCCAGGCAATTCATAGCCCGCGCGCTCTGCATCTACCCGGTCCTTGCCTGTAAGGTATTGATAACACTGGCAATTTGGGTGTGGTTTACCTTTGCTTGAACACTGAGGGTTTTGACAAGGTAAGTACGCCACTAAACACCACCTGTTTTGTTGCCTTTTGCATAGTTTATAGAAGCGGGTAATAAGCGAAGGTTCCAGGGGACGTGTAGACCAGAAACATTTGCTCCCTGCAATGGAACGATGTGATCAACCGTGAGCCCTAGGGCATTAGCCGAAAGATAGATTTCTTTTATCTGTTCATAGTGTTGATTGGTTAACCATTTCGGCGTTCTTTGCATTTTTGCAGCATGACGTTTCGCCGTTTTAGCGTTCATCTTTCCGAGATTGGCCTTGCACCAGGCGCGCTGTTTCGCGTTGTATTTATCTGGATTGGCTCTCTGCCATGCTATCGTTTTCGCAATTCTTTCTTTTCGATTGGAGGCATAATCCGAGGCAACCTTAGCAAGATGGCGTTCGCGATTGTTCTCAACCCATTTTTTTGATCTAGCCCGGTGTCGTTCCTTGTTCGAGGCGTTCCATGCGCGGGCCCTGACGCGATTGCATTCAGGACATTCTTTTAATTTTCCTTTGGCATTAAGAACAGGAAAGTAACTATGACCCTTTTTGCATAACTTTGGTTCCACTAGGAGGCGCTCCTAAAATGAACCAAGCTATACGACGAAAAATGCGAATGCAAAAAGTTATAACAAGAATGTAAAAACCGACAATAAGGAGCATGCCTATTGCGCTTCCCAAGTAAGATAGAGCAAGCATAAAACACCTCATTTATATTGTATCTAAATATAAACAATATGTCAATCATTTGACTCTATTTTCGGGTTTAGGAGCCCATGCTTTTTCAAATAACCCTTGTTTAAATGATCCACAACAGTTTTACGGAGCGTCCTTAGTTGTTCTGCCCTGGTCTTATTTTCGTCGCCATACATCGGCGTATTCTCATTCACTAAATGATTCAAGTCCCCAGAGCCTAAATTGGTTCCTTTCGTGGCGGCCGATAGCGCCGTCAATAGATTGCTTTTGGCTGCTGCATGCCTTCGCATTAGGTCCGTAGATACGCCATTTAGGGCAGCATCTGCGGCTTCTCCCGCCTCCGGGTGCCCGAAGATGCCACCAGCAACTCCGGCTAACCCGCTAACTGTTCCTTTTGCCTGGAGGAAGCCCCTCAGAGGCGCGCCACCCTCGTCTGTGATTTTCATTAAATCTTGATAAGCCTTATTGATATTTTTGAGACTCGCATCTGCGTTCACGGCTTGCGTATATTCCGCATTTAGCGGCCCATAATCTTCCGGCTGTTTCCTCGCCTGCAACGTAAACTGAATGTTTCTCAATTTCTGATCAGCATCTGGAGCTAGAATAGATTCCTGCAAAGGATGCTTTTGCTGCGGCTGTGTAGCATTAGCTCCCGTTCCCGTTGGCAACTGACCTTGGGGCTTCGCGCCGGGCATGACTTCCTGACCATTTAGCAATTTTTGTGTGGCCATAGACGAAGCCGCGTTTCGGGCGTCCATTGATTTAGCGGCGAAATCGGCGGACAGCTTCTGATAATTGGCCCACGCCTGCGGGGTTCCCAGACTCAAAGCGACTTGCTTGGCCTTCCTGTCATAGATCTCAGCCATAGACGCGCGCGCAAGTTCCGAGGAAATTTTATCGTCTTGGAATAACTTGTCATATGCTCCGTAAACGGTTTTTTGATTCTCGAATCTTTGTTTCTGAGCATCAATGTTGCGGTCGATCTGCTTGTTAAGAAAATCAAAAGCGTAATTGTGTCCGCCGAAGGCAGAGGCCATGCCGCCGAGAGCGAGACCTATGGCCGTTCCAACCTTACGCTCAGTGGACATGTTCTCTCGGTAGGCGTCCTCGTTTAGAGGATTTTTATCATTGTACGCCCTAAAGTCATTTGTGGCGTCATTGATCATTTGATTAGATCGCGCCTGATGCTGGCTTATGGCGTTGGCCCTATCAACGGCTTCTTGTTCAATCGGCTGCATTAGCTGGGCTTGTTTAGCGTCTACATTTCGCTGAGTTTCCAACCCAGCTTGGCCCTGCTGAATCCCTTGCAGAGTTGCATTGGCCTGATTGCCCAATCCAGCTTGGGCGTAATTCGGTTCAGGAGCCTTCACTATCGGAACATCAGGAGTTGGGGCCGGGGCTGGTTGCGCTGCGGGCTGAGCATCGTCCTGAGAAATCGTTCCATTCGGCGGCCCTTCGTCGTAATGTGCAACCGCACCGCCCTTAGCTAAGCCCTTCATTTTGGGCTTAACTGTCTTTTCAATCTCGGCCCGCCCCTTAGCCTCTGCCTTGGCGTTTCGCATGTGTGCGTCGTGTCCGCGCTGAGTCGGTTGCTTATTGGCTGTGCGGACATCGGAACCTTGTTCCGAAATACCATACTCATTCATGCCGTCATTGCCAGAATCGAGAACGTCGTCTGTTCGCGCGCCTACCTTACCGCCTCTCGCAAACTTCAATCGCTTGAGCTGTTCGCGCTGAATCTTCGGCAAAGCATAGGAGTAGATTGTCATCTTATGGCCCTTGGGGTGGATCAGGGTCACCGTTTTTTCATCTTCCTCTAGTTTCATCCAATCTTTGAGATTCATGACTATCTCCTTGCCTTGGCTTTTGCCATAGACTTATGGACGAAGAGTTGACGTTTTTCTTTTGAGCCCATGTTCTGTCGATCAATCACCACGCCACCTTCTTCAAGCGTTGCAGGGATTGTGTCGTTTTTCAAACTATCGCCTTTTACCTTGGCTTTGCCTTTGAACTTCACGCCGATCTTTGCGGGATCTGCATCTTCATGCAGGACTTTGTGAACTTTGTCGGGAGATAAATATATCTCGCCCGGCGAAACCATTGCCGGAACTTTGCCACCACCAGAGAAATACTCATGGAAGTGGTTACCCATCACTCCGCCTTGAGCCGCCATTTGCGTATGGTCTTGCGGATTATCTAAGTTATTTGCATCAAGTTGACCTTCGGCATTGTTGGATCCTAGCATCGCCCCGGCGTCGAGATAGCCTTCGCGAGCTTCGTCATCCGTTTGGTTGTGCGATGACTGCGGCTTGTTCGGATCTGAAGCCATGGCGTCTTTAGTGGATTTTGCCAGATCTGTCGTTTTCCCCGAAGGTAGAGCCCCGCCGCCGCCAATACTTGGGCCATTCGATGCGGAGCCAGGATTAAAATAGGCTTGCGTCCACGCACCTGTCCCGTTGATCTGCCCTTGGCCCAAAAGCGGGTTTGGCTGAATGGGTCCACCGTCCGCCATCATTGCAGCAAGGCCCATCATACTCGACATTCCGCTGCTTCCACCGCCACCGCCGGATCCGCCACCACCTGACGAAGTATGCCAATCGGCGCCGAAATTAGCGTTGTCGGTGGGAAGTGAAGCTGTGCTCGCGACGTTAGGGGCGCTGGAGCTATCGTCTCCGGCTTTGAATGAACCAAGGTTTGGCTCGTCTACCGCGCCACCATCGTCAAAATTCTTGCGCAAATGCATCATGCTCTGTGCATTCATTTCGGCAATCTTATGGTGGACTTCTCCACCCTTCGCGAACATGCTTCCAATACTGGAGGCTGCGGACTCAATCCCGCCGAGAGTATTCGCCGCCATGTTCTGGTTAGCGGCTGAAGTCTGGGCGTTGTTGTTGTTGATGTTCGACTGCATCCCAACGTTGGCATTGTTGGCGCTCGTGTTGGCGTTCTGGAGAATCGCCTGCTCATTCTGAGCGGCTGAGTTGAGACCCGTGGTGGCCTGCCCTGCCTGAGAAATTTGGTTATTGGCAAGGTTCGCAACGTTCTGTCCCGCTGCAATTTGTTGTTGGGCTCCTAGCGTCGCGCCCTGACCTGCGGACTGCTGCTGAGTCGCCGCTCCCTGCTGAGCCGCTTGTCTCGCGATCAGGCCAGGATTGAACGAAGCTCCGCGCTGCCCAGCCATCATTGCGGCTTGGTTTGCCGTGTTCGTCGCGGTGGCTTGGTTAAGCTCATTCATCGCCGGGTTAGGGCCAGTTCCGTTCATGATACCGAGCTGCTGATTTTGAACCGCGTTTTGATTCGCCACCGCGTTGCCGACTGCGGGATTGAGTTGGTTTGCTAGATTCTGCTGGGCGCCTAAGGCTCCGGTTGCCGACGTATACGCATTATTGAGTTGGTTCGCGTTCGTGCCGTTTTGGATATTGGCGCTAGTCGCTTGGAAGTTATTGTTAATGCCAAGGCCCTGATTGATGGTTCCCATCAGCCCAGAGTTCGGGTTTGTCGCGTTCTGATCGGTCCCGCTAGTGCCAGGCCCAGATAAAGCCGTATCGCCGCCGGCCGCGAAGTACTTCCGGCCCGCAAGCTTCCTCACGGCGCCACCCTTGGCGAACTTCTGCCTGCCCATTGCTTGAGTAAATGCGATTTTCTTTTTTAGGTCCATACTTACCCCTAGCCCGCAGTTTGAGCGGCTTTGATCGGACGCGTACCACGTTTCACAGATGCGACAATATTCAAACCAGACAATGTAAGCCCAGCGCCCGGAGGTACGCCAAGGCTCGGGTCAAAAAGCTCATTCACTTGGATTTTGAAAGATTGGCATTTCTGAATCTTAGCGTGGATCTTCCACTGTTCAAGGTCAACCGGGCTCCCGAATGGAGCCGGCTGGTCTCCGAAGGGGCTCGCGGTTGCCGAGCTGAAATTCTGGGGGTCTAGGATGCTCTGATGTAGAGGCGAATCGACATAGTTGTAAGAGACGAGCACTTGCAATTTGTGCGGGCTGAAATACTGGCCAAGGAGATAGAACCAGTAAAACCGCTCAAAGCCCTGAAGGGCCGCAATGTTAATCCAGCCCGTTGCAAAGGACTGGAGAACTGCATTTCCGTTGTCGGTGTAAGATCCAGGGGTTTCCTTAAACGCGCCACCGTAAGACGAGATATATGCCTGCACGTCTTGGTAGATTGTCGAGGAAACCGCTGGGAGGTTAGAGAACTGCGACCACTGCCCGAAGAAATAATCATAGTGGTTTGCGGTCTTGTTATCGAGGGTCATACGAATCTGTGTCGTTTGCGGAATAGTAAGGGCCGAGGTGGTGGTTGCCGTATTGGAATTTTCCACTGGCGCGCCGATGTATTGAGTCGAGAGGTCACGACCCAAAAGCCACACGCCCTTGTCAGACTGGAACATCAGACCATTGAGCATCAAGACGATGCTGTTTTGATTCACAGAACCGACTGTCGAGGTGATAAATATCGGCTGAGAGTACTGCGAGTTTGCACCGGTATTGTCTGGACCAGAGCCGTTGATGTAATAGATCGCGTCTTTTTTGAAAATGATTAGCTTATCGTCCATGGGAGCTAAGCACTGCATGGGCCCCGTGCTCGCAGTCGCCCCAGCATTAGGCGCCACGTAGAACGTAAATAGGTCTGACATTTCAACGGGCGTTCCTTCAATGATCTGCTTTGAGTACCAGAGAAGATTTCTATCTTCGGCGTCGATCAGCCAAAGACGCGTGTCAAAGAGAGTGGTTGCCGTGCAGGCAGGGCCGCCCACATCTTCGACAGTTCCGCCAGCGGTGTAGATCTCACCGTTGCCGGTGATATCGCCATCAACCGCTTTGTCAGTGTAGCTCCATGAGTCCGACGTTTTCGAGTTTAGAATTGGAGCCGTTATAGACGTTACTTGATAATAGAGAGGCTGGCCTGTTGACCATCTATAAAGAATGATCTTTACGTTTGATTTACCAGTTAATCGTAAATATGGGCCCGTGACGATTACAGAATCATTGCCGCCCGATAAGGTGATTGCAACCGGTATACTTGGAGCCGAATTAAAAATGTTCCCCTTGGCATCGGTCCATTGATAAATGGCCTGGTAGAAATATTGCTGGAGGGTCATTGACCCGCCGGTAGTAGGGCTTAGCTCGATGCTATCAGGATAAATGTGAAAGTTCTGCTCGGCAATTGTCTGCCCGTCGTAAGCGTAGAGATAGCCACCGCTCAGATTTAGGTTATTCCCGATCTCTGAAGTCGATATAGCAGAAGAAGAATAATTAAAAACCCCGAGATTAACACCAGTTTGCGAATATACGCCTCCGGCATTGGCGACCCCCTGAGTCTTGTTTACTGAAGTAATAAGATCTTTAAACAGATACGCAATGTGAACCGCAGTCCCGATCACTTGCGCGGTTGGGAGGCCCACTGTCAAATAGCCTCCACCGTTTTGGTAGGCGAGTTTCGCAATGATATTCCCGCTTATGTCTACGAGGAAATATGTGGGCTGAAATGCAGCAGCACCTCCGGTTTTCTTGCCATCGTAAGCCGTAAGAAAATAAATAGTACTGTTAATCACGAAGGCTTTTGAGGCAAGGCCCACAGAGCGAACGACGTTCCCAGCAGTGCCAACCGTTCCCGTGGTGAGAGTTACTGGGGCTGTGATGGTGTTTTGTGAAATGAAGTTTGAGCCAATGTTCGAGTCATAGGAATAGGCGTTGATATTCTCATAGACAATTGTAAGGACGCCATTTGCAGCGCTCGTCGTGACGTTGGCAATGCTTCCCGACCCAAGCCAAGACGTCAGGCTCATGGTCTTAGAGAGACTCTGGTCCACCGCAACCGCGTGACCAGTTGACCCAGCCGAATCCCAGAAGGTCGCATAAATATTGTGTGCGTCCGCGGTGACGGACATGATAGTTGCAATTGCACTCGCATTTATGAACGTGGTCGGCGTCGCCACCACAAAGGAAGAACTCAAGTAGGTGAGACTGATGTTCTGTCCACCGCTCGTCGAGTTGTAGGCAAGGTAAAGATTCTGTCCAACTACAATGCCATCCCAAGACAAGGTGGTTGCAGAAACGTAAGCCGCGGCGATGTCCGCAGCAGCGGTGACCACGGTCGGATTTACCGAAGAAACCGCGATGTATTGAAGGTGTGAGACCGCAGAAATGACATTCGTGAAAACGATAATGTAGTAGGCTCCGAGAATGAAAACCCGAGGACTTCCCGTAACCGCGCCGCTCCCGTTCGGAATCAGAGTAGGACCTGAAATGTTCTGCTGAGTGGTGGAGTCCTGGACCACATATTTATAGCTCGCGGTCCCGTTGTTGATTTCAGTGTAGACCGTGCAGATATTTCCGTTAGGAGCAATCACGGAATCACATTGCGTCTGGTTCAGTGCTGATCTCGCAAGTTGAGAAACCGAAAGATCAATAGGCTGGTAAGAGCCTTTGTTGAGCCAGGTTTGCGAGCCTTCCGAGAACGCCTCTAGAGTCGAGCCAATAGCAGTAAGATTAGAATTAAAAGTAGTAAGGTACGTGCTGCTTCCGTTTGGGAGAGCAGGAAGAGCAGCAAAACCATTACGCTTAGTAAGTAATCCGGCTTTTGTGAAAACAGAGTTTTCAAGCTTCGAGAACCTCCCGAAAGGGATTTGTTTTGGATCTGATTTTTGATCCAAGCCTTCCGCAAAGTTTATATTGAACGATTGCTTCGGCATTAGTAAGCTGCTGCCACCGTTAAATTAGTTACTGTCATGTTCGATCCAGAACCTGAGGACACTGTAGCAGTCAATATGTGCGTTGCCCCGACGTTATTTCCATTCAAGATGGTATTGAACATCGAAAACGGATAAACCGTCGTGCTATTTGGCGTGAATGAAAGGTTTGCGATAGTGACTAGTCCAGATGTAATGGCGAGATTGAACGTTGTCGCACTAGCGCCCGTCAGTGCGAAATATCCGCCGAAGGTAATGAACAAGGGTCTATTTACTGTGGGGGTGTAACCGGAAATAACTGAAGAAACCGTCGCACCGCCCGCAACCACAGTACCGGAAGAGGTGGAGCCAGTGAGAGAAGTCAGAGCGACTAGGTTACTATTTGCAACCGTTGTCGCGGCGATATTCGTACCCGTTACAACCCCGCTTCCTATTTGGCTCGAACTGGTGATAGGAGTTGCAACTAACTGAGTGGGTCCAATGGAAGCAGCGCCAACGCCTAACACGTTCGCCGTGTTCACAATCGTTGACCCATCAACCGTCATTGCGGCGCTCATGTTCCCACTAGTGTCCATTTGCATGATCGACGTGACGCTTGCGGGGGGCGTGGGCAGCGTCTCTGCAATGCTGCCAGAGAGTGACGGGGCCTGGAGAGTCAACTGGTTGGTTAGGTTTCCAGAGTTCGCGAGAACAATGCTTTGAACGTCAACGTTTGCATAGGAAGTCGAGGAACTCTTAACGACGAGAGTTGTTCCAGAAAAAGCGGCTGTAGCTGAGCCTGAAGAAATACCGCTAGAGGTGGCGTTAACCGTTCCGGCGCTTGTAAGCTGAACCTGATGGCCACCGCTTACGTCATTGTAGTAAAGCTCATTACCCGCGACGTAGAGCTCTCCAATGTCGGCACCAGAGTTAGGTATTGCTGCCACCTGTGGAGAGAATCTCAAAGCCCGAACCAGAGTCGCGTTGTTCCCCTGGAAGGGAAGGTCCGCTGAAATGTTAAGTCCATTGGGCTGGATTGGAACACCACTTCCAGGAGAGTGATTATGGCCATCGAGCGTGTTCATTGAAGCGTTTAAGTTTTCTTCCCACTGGAGCCCAGAGTCAGCGCCGATTGTCGAAATGGTCAGGCCCATATTGGGAGAAATCGTAGACATTAAAAAACTCCAATCGAAACGGTTACCGCTGCATTCGAGGTTAGCGTCAAAGTTTTGTCATTGAAGGGAGCGGACCTATAGATTGTGGCGGCGCCAGTGATGTCCACAATGAACCAGCCCTGCATGGTTTGGCCTAGCAGGTGGTTGATAGTCGTAGAGCCGTTGACGAGAGGGATGTCTTTTAGGACAGAGGCGCCATTGAGCGGATTGGCTACCACCGGATCAAGGATTGACTTCCAGCGCGTGACCAGCTGAGCGAAGTTCGAGAGAATTGGAAGCTGCATTCATCCACCCCCCCATGATCCGCTACCGAAACCACCATTCCCGAAGTTACCGAAATTTCCAAAATTAGGGTCACCGACGCGCGCCCGGGTATTGCTCACGGTATTGGGTTGGCCAACGTCTCTGTTCGCCGCAGTCGTTTCGATTCGCTGAATGAGTTCCGACCGTTCTCCAATCAAAGCGCCGGCCTGGTCGAAGGATTCTTCCTTCATCAGGGCCTTGATCGCAGCGTCTACGATAACGAGTTCACTCCAGCCGCTGATCGAGTAACTGAGCATGTCGGTGTCTTTGAGTAAGTCCGCTACAACCGGAACATACCAGAATTGCACGTAGAGATTGGCCTGTGGTTGCGGAATGAACCAGCAGTTAGAACCATTGTCACAGTACGCAAGCCCGTAAGTGCTTTGTGTAGTGCCCGAGAGCTGAAGGGTTGCGTATTTATAGCGATCGATCCAATTGAACTTTGGGAGTGGAAACCACTGGCCATTTCCAGGGTTGATTGAAACATCAACGCCAGAAAGTTTGTAAAAGGCTGGGGCCCCGTTGTAGAGGTTCCCGTCGGGGAGCGGAGCAAAGGCCAAGCCTTGGGCCTGAGTGAGATTGAATTGAGAAGTGGGAACCTGAAGCGGCGGAGCAAAGAAATACTTTTCCCCATACTTCTGCACAAGTAAATCATAGAGCCGCTTTGCGCTCTGATTGATATTGAAGTTCCATTCATCGTCAGTCAGAAACTGAGAGTAAAGCTTATCCGCCTTGAGCTTTGACATGTACCGGATGTAACCGAGATTTATCTGACCAGGGAGACAGGGAACTATCGAGAGCGGGAGGCCATTTGTTCCAACGTTTGTGAAGGAACTCGTCCCGCCCGAATTGTTCGAAGCAACTTGATACCAGTACTGAGTGCCCGCAGTCACTGCGGTGTCGAGGTAAGAATTTACAGCTACAGAAGTCGAAAGGTTAGTGAAGCTCCCCACTAACCCCGTCGTAGATCTTTGGATTGTGTAGCCTGTGGCCCCGACCACCTCAGACCACGTTAGGTAATTCTGTCCGTTACCGGTCGTTATTACCGCATTCTGTGGTGGCGATGTGAGGCCATTGACTGACAATCAAAACCCCTTATTCGTTATTCCCACCTACGCGCGCGGCTTGCTCTAACAGCAACGTCATTTTGACAATCGACGTATCGGCCGGCGCCGTCGGAATCATGGGCGTATCGTATGCCGAGCCGCTCACTGTGGGCGCCAGGAACTGAGCCATGAGCCAACCGCCAACGTTCGGGCTTCCGCCTTGCGCGACAGGGAACATGCTCAAGTTTTCATCGCCAATAACTTCGAGTGCCGTAATACCAGAGACGCCGATTGCTTTGACGGTCCCGGTAGATCCGCCGCCCGTGCTGTAACCAGTTGCGGTAGCAATGAAGCTCTGACCCACGGTCGGTACTAAACCTTTCGGAAGGCCAACGCCTTGCCAGTCTTGCAGGTTTGTCGTGTATTCAGTAAGTGCGAATGTGAAGCCCGTCGGGATCACGCCATCAGACGGAACGCCTGCCAATTGAAGGCCCGTTCCTGTGCTCGTAACCGTGACGGTTGTCGTACCGGTTGCGGTGAACGAGAACACGCCAGAGATACCAGAGGGGAGAGCCGCGATTGTTGTCGCAAGATCAGTTCCGATAGTCGCCGCAGTGTCACCGGTCGAAATGCTTTGCTGAACATAGTGAAGGCCTTGAGTTCCAAACACTGCTGCGGGGCCAAGACTCGGCGGCGATCCCACTCCAGCAACTGAAAACCAAATGATAAAGGTGTTTCCATATGCATCGTAAAGGCTGAACCAAGTGCTTGCGAGAGAGCCGGAAACATCGGCAACCGGGGCTATGGTCGCAGCGCCGGCCGTAGCATGACCTACTGCTGTGATCTGGTAGGGCTGGTGTGCGGTGAGTGCCGATGCGTTGATTGCTAGATTAGAGCCGGTTACCGGTGCAGTGATTCGGTAGTTCGTGCAGTATGCGCGTGTGTAGCTGTATGCGAGCTGGACCAGCACAATGCCGGTTGCGGGATTCGGGTTCAGGTAACCGTTAGGACCCTTGCCGGCGGTTTGCGAAGTGTGCATGAAAACGTTTGAGACGCCTTGGCCTTTAACAGCCGTGACGCCAAGACCACCAGTGTCCGCAGCATTGACCTGAAATTGCAGATCAAGCCACACGGGCTTGGATTGAAAACCGTAGAATTTACCGTAGTTATTGCCTAGGGCGTGACCCATGAAGGGCTCCGTTTCATAGCGTTCAAAGATTTAGCTACCGCTTGGCCAGTGACGCTAAAAACCAGGCTTACGGCTTCTCGTTTGTAAGAACAGAGTCCTACATATATGTCTGATTGGGGCGTAAAAGGTGGGGGCCGGCTTTACCCGGTTTAATCCCCCAGAATCTGGATATTACTGGCTGAGCGGAACGACTGCGTTAGCCCCAGGCGCGTTGCACGTGAGCTGTGCATAGTATCCAACGCGGAGTTCCACAGCATCGGATCCCGGCACCGGGAAGCCCAACTGATCATAGAAGCCAGGGAAGGTCAGGAACTGAGGGACTTTACCCAAAGAACGGAGCTTCCAAGTTTTCAATGTCAGGATGTAGGCCGTTTGTGCGGGACAGTTGCGGTCCTGCATGATTGCAATCTCGCCGTTAGCCGTGGGAAGAACCAGGGCCTTAAAGCTGATGTCAATCTCGTCGTGCTTGATCGAGACGTAGTTCGCTTGGCTGGTGAGTTGCTTCACGAGGGTCTGATAAGAGACCGGGTTCATGAAGATGTAATCCGGGTCACCGGCTTCCGAGCTTTGCGCCGCGAGCTGGTTCACAGCATCGATCAAACTGTCTTGGATCGACTCGCCAGTTCCACCGACAAAGCGGAGACCTGCAAGTTTGGTCGGGCTCACCGAGCGGTTAACACCGAAGAAGTTGTCAGAACCACCGGGAGCAGTCGAGGGAATCCATGCTCCAAGACCTGCGACTTTGAGCATGTTCGACGAGTTGAGACCGTTCGCGATAAAGTTCACGTCTCCGGCTTGAGCCAGATACGGGAACGAAGTTGACCAGTTTGTGGGCGTTCCGGCCGCACCACCTTGGGTTGCCGAGACGGTGACGGTTCCAAGACCAGTATCCACCGCGATGACATAGCCTAATGCTGCACTTGTCGATTGCGTGGGGGTCTGGGCCGAAACCGAGTAGCTCACGAGAGCCATACCGACTGCGAATTGATAGACCATGCCCAAGTTATCGAGCGTGATCACGCCTGTCGAAATGGAGCCCGAGCCAAGACCATAAGAACCGCGGCTTCCAGAGCCATCGTTATAGATGTCATGGGCCAAGTCGTTCGAGATATTGCGGAATGCCGACTTCACGTTCAGCTCAGCGGCGGGCATGAACGCACCGACCGAAGAAGCCGAAGCGCGCAAGAAGTCGTTCGTCAGTGTGGCAACCGAGTAGTTAGATACGCGGGTACACTGAAACTCGACCGTTTGCGGAGCCGTTTGGTAGGTCTGTGCGGTACCAAGCGCGGCGCTGCGGCCGGCGCCAGTATCGTACATGACCGGCACGGGGAAGGACTTACCGCCCATGCCCATTTCGGTTTCATCCTTCGGCAAGATCGCGAGCAGCGGGTTCTTGTCAAAGACGAGGTCTTTCATGACCCATGCGTCATCACTGTAAAGCTCTTTCAACGTCGCGATGTTATCCGTCGCGTTTGAATATGCGATTGCTGTATTTGCGGGAGTTCCCATTTTTTATCTTCCTTGTTGTTCCTGAGCACGTCTTGCAAGCACTCGTCTCCGAGCTTCTGCATAACGTTCCTCATCCGACATGTACTGAAGTGGTTTCTTTTTCACTTCGCCCGAAGGCTGCATGTCATTGGTTAATGTTTTGCTTCCAACCTTTGGCGGCGGGAGAATCTTCTGCGCTGGTGCCTCAGGCTTATCAATGAACGACGCCCATTTGTTCGCCGTCTCTTCAATGTGCTTTTTTGTGAGCTTCAGCGCATCTTCGACTGTAACCTCGGTGCCATCTTCCTCGAACGAATCGAGAATGAACTGCATGGCAACGTCAATCCCAGTGAAGTCCTTGCCATCGGCGCCCGTGTCCTTAAAGCTTTTGACTTTCAGGTACTCCGGGTTAGTTTCAGCAAGTTGCGTAAGCTCTTTTCTGTACGCCGCAACTGTTTCTTCATATTGCTTCGTCGCATTTTCTTCTTGTTCCTTTTTCAGATTCGAAATCTCGTCTTCCAATTGCTTGAATTTTTGAGAGTTCGGATCTTCGCCGGCCTGCTGTTCGAGAAGATACTTTGTATGATTCTCGTAGTTCAGGCCAAATTCTTGCTCAATGCCCGAGTAGTCGTTCTTGGAGGCGCGTTCTTTTAACTGCCTGTACTTCTCAGCTTCAGCAGCACGTTCCTCAAATTCCTTCTCGCGGGCCTTTAGAGCCTGCTCTCTCTGGCGAAAGGCTTGCTCTTTCCGGGCAAGTGCTGAGAGCTGTGGAGACAGTTTGACTGATTCTTCAGGTGCCGAAACTGCGGCGCTGCTTCCGTTAGTGCTGGATTGGGGCGTATTTTGTGCTTCTGGGGCTAGTCTTTGTGCGACCCTTGTCGAAACGGTCCTTGTGGGGAGCGGCTTTTCAACGGGAGCCGGAACAATAGAATCTGTGATCGCTTCTCTCGTAGGCATATGTTTTCTCCTTGGTTTTTCTTCTTAAACTCATACTTGTACATTCGAAGTCGGAGCCACACTGGGAGCCGGTGGTTGAACCGGAATCTCTGGACCTTGAGCCTGGGGCTGGGGGCCCTGCATGGGCGCTGGTGCCGGCGGGGGTTGAGCCTTCTGCTTTTCCACCTGGACCTGGATAAACCAATCGCGGAGCAACTGAAGCTTTTCTTCCTCAATGTCCGTCACTGCATATTTATTGATATATTGAACGGCTAACGTCGTCGCGAGATCTGTCGGATCAAGAATGAATGGGTCAGGGGGGCGGTAGCCTTTCTTACCCTTTTCGACGATTTCATCGAGACTTTTAAGTATGCGCTCTTCAAGAGCAATGGCGAGAGCGTCGGATTGCTGGAGGTCTGGGAAGGCTGAGAGCCGTCTGAACTCTTGCTTTGAGATTTCGCCGGCCGCGAGCATTTCTGATAATTTAGCTTGGCGCCCAGCCGGATCGCGCGGGAGCGCAGATTCTTCAAAGCACTGGATAACATACGTGTCGCGCAAGACCACGGCTTCAGGAAGATCGACTTCACGCGTACCGTCCTTGTTCGGGTAGACCGTGAGATACTCGCCGGTCTCTTTTGCAATCTCTGACGCTTCTTCGATCATGAGATAGGCAAGATCTGTGTACATGTTCTGATAGCGTTTTTGGAGTGCTGCAAACCTGTCGGTCTGAAGGTCATCGTATGAGCGGATTGCTTCACCAGAGTTGAGGCCCGCAGGCTTTTGCGAAGCTGCTGCCATCGCACTGATCCCGCTCATTTGATAAGCGTTCTCAATCAGCCACTTGATCCACTCGTAAATCTCAGGCGGATTCGAGACGGCGTTAATGAAGTCAGGCGGCGTCCCTTTGTACTTAATGATTGAACCGATATTGTTGTTGAACGCCGTCTCTAAGATCGACGCAAACTCGTCAATCAAGATGCGCGGTACGCCCATGAGCTCAATGGCCTGTGATGCAATGATAAGCATCTTGTAGATTTCCATTTGAGTAGGCATCAGGATTTCACAAAGACCTTGAGAGAACCATCCGACGATGTTCGGGTTGTAGCCGATCTTCACAAAGGGAAAGTGGTCCTTCTCCCATGGCTCGTCGAGTAGGATTCCAGCCGAGCACACAATTACGTGACGCCCGTCCTTCGTGTCCTTGCCAGAGGGGAGTCGCCAAGCTTCTGAGACAATGAACTGATCGGAAACGGTTTCAGTAGATAGCGGAGTATTGTCAACGTTCCCGCCCTGAGCCTTATCTAAGATCTTTGCATTCTCAGGATTGAGCGCCATGGCTTCACTGCGGTCCACGAGCTTCATTTGAATCAGAGAGCGCGGGCTCCCATAGTACGAGTCATTGAAATCAACCAGCAGCTCAGTGCCGAGCACTCGGTCTAAGCAAACCTTGTGCTCTTTCGAGTAGACCTTGATGAATCCATCGCCGATCACGCACGAGTCTTTAAGCGCAGTGGTGCCTAGCTCATAAGCTTTTGTGCGATAGAACTCTCCCATGATAAAATTGTTCATCTGCTGGGAGATGTGGCGTTCTTTGTAATGTCCGTTGTCAGTCAAGAAAACCGGTCGAGGTCTGTCCTGTGAAATCCTTGAAACCAAAGTATCGGTGCAAGAATAACAAACATTTGCCGTGGGCCGCCCTATGGGAAGTTGTTGTGAGTTGTCCAGGCTTCCGACGTTGGCAAGATAGTTGTAGAGAGGCTTACCAGAAAAAAGTCTTGCGTAGATTGACGCCTGACGAATTCGTATTTGTGAAGTTTTCTTTAAAAAAGCAGTTGTTGATAACACCTGAGCCATCAAGTCCCGGTCGTTATCAGCGAGCCACCACTTGTATGACTTACCTTCTTCGTCAACTCTTCCGCGGTCTTTGGTTCGGACCACAATCTCTTTTGTCTGTTTCTTTTCTTCTATCTTCTCTCGTCTTGGCATTATTCAGCCCTCAGGTGTGCGGGTAGCGGGCCTTCAGGGAAAATCTTATCGACAAGGTCATTGTCATTGAGCTTCAAAAGACTGCGCACTTCAGTCATATGGTGAGGGATTGGAAGATCTTTCGGAGTCAAAGAAGAAGCCGCCCCAGCAGGTGATGGTGGTTGGGCTGAAGCGGCTTGAGATTTTGACGGTTTTGAAATGCTTTTACGCATTCCTGAGGTGGAAGTTGGAGAATTACCAAACTCCAGCTCCAGGTCAACCGACTTAAACTTCGTGACGCCGCTCGCCTTTAATAACTGAATCAGCTTCGCAGTCTGCTTCAGGTTCATTACTTACTCATTGATAGCTTAGCGAATACCTTTGCGATCTTGCCCATTTGGCGCTTGAGTTCCGCCACATCCTGGCTTGTTCCCGATACCGATGCATCAGCCGGATCACTAGGCGCCATGGACTTGCTCGGAGTATCGAGGGTCTCGTCCATTTGCGCTTGCTGCTTCAGGAACAAAACGTCTTGCGGATTCATTTGCGGGCCTGGCGCGGTATCCACCATGTTATCCACACCGTCGTCTTTAAGCTTCTTTCGCTTCATACGAATCGCGTCAGAAAGTGCTTTGGCTGAATACGCCATATTTACCCCTTACAACTTAAAATAATTGCTTTGAGAGATTCCAAAATTTCTTTTTTGTTCTTCGATTCGATGGCATCGAGCAGTTCCCCGCAGGCCATGTCCATGAGTTCATCGTCTACGCCGGCCATGTCGTCCATCGGTTCGCCGTCCTCACCCGCAACTCCGCCTTCGGCTAGGCCTTTGAGCTTGGGGGCGGGCATTGATTTAAGTTCGCCCAATTTCTCGCGATGCTCCGAGCGAGCACTTTCCAATTTAGCTTCACGCATCTTAGGAGATCCGCGCTTCATGCGGCTTGCATCGCGGACCTGATCACCAGACTCACTGGCCCCGAGGTCATTGCCATGCGAATAAGACGGCTGGTGTACGCCACCACCATGCGCATAACAATTCATCTTCCCGCAGGTACTACATGCTGCCATCGTCCATCCCCTCGTTCCGAATGTTTTCAATTAGTGCTTTGAGCGCGTCCCTGAGCCCCGGCGAATCCTTCTTCTCTAAGCACACAAGAATCTCGTCCACTAAGTGGTCTTGTAACTGCTTGTCTGGACTAGGATTGACTACGCGCTCCTCTGGCTCCCTGGAAATGGGCCAATTGGAGTGCTGCATAAATGGGAGTTTTGAACTGCTCACGAATGTGCTCAGTTGGGGCGCAAATCACCATTGCCCTATGCTTTATTCGATTTTCTCTTGTTCTCAGATTTACTTAAAAGCTGAAGATTCCACGGGACATGAAGTCCAGAAACATTTCTGCCCCGAAGTGGAATAATATGGTCAACATGAAATTCGACCTTAGTCAGGCGAGTTAAATAGTCGGCATCTATGTGAAATTGATCCATTTGTGCACGCTGTTCTTTGGTAAGCCACGAAGGCATGCATTTACTTTTTTGACCACGCCAAGCGGACTTTCTAATTCGAGAATAGGCTGTGTGCCTTTTGTGAAATCTCAAAGTTGCAGCGTTGGTGCTAGCAATATGGCATTGGGCGCATTGAGATTGGAGACCGTCACGCGCCCTTTTGTTTTTGTAGAACCGCCCTTTGAATTCTCCACACGTACTGCATAATTTCATTTCGGTGAAACTATCACCACTTGGACCATTCTGGAATTCCGCGCTTATCTTTACTCCACGCTCCAAAGTCAGATTTCCCGTCCCGCAGGTCCTTTTCACGCTTTACCTGTTCCATGGCGCTTTGAAGATGCTGTTCTTCCTGCTCTTTTAGGTACTCAGGAGTTCCGGGCTTTGGTTTGGTTGGGGGCGGAACGTATGCATAGGCTGGCGAGAGTTTGAATGCATAAAGGCATGAATCTACTGCATCAGAGTGCCCCTTGACCACAATCTTGTCGGGGGTGGACTTGTCGTCGTCCCGTTCCAAAATGTTGCAGTCTTGAGCAAAGCGGGAAGTCTTGCGCGCGCGAAAGATCCCAGTGCGAAGAGCATTGTTCAGGTGCTTATAGTTCGCCATCTTTTCGCGCTTGTCTGCGGCTTCGATCGGAAGACCGTACCTAGACTTTAAATCTTCGGCGATCTTTAAGCCCAAACCACCCGTATCTGTCGGCATCTTAGCAATCGGGTATTTCTTCATAAGATCTTTGATTAGCTTTGCGAGGTCGTCGGTTAATTGGTTTGGAATAACGATTTCTTCAACCAGCCAGGTAACGGGAGACGAGTCTGAGAATGCGAGTAGCGATAGAGAGTCCGCGTCCCTAACCCCCAAGTCGATACCAAGTATGTATGTGAGCTTGCCTGTAGGAAGCTCCAGGAAATCATTAATTGCAGCATCGTAGAGCAAAAGGAGAGCGTTCGGATCGAGCTTCCACCGACCGAAGCACTCTCTTTGGATAGACGGATCTTCAAGCGTGACACCCTTTCTTAAACAATCCTGGGCTATCAATTCGTCCGGAGTTTTTCCCGACTTCTTCTGTAACCATGGATTCTGGTGCATAGTCCAATGATGGTGGCTCCACTGTGCGGAATGACAACAGTCATAGTAGTACCCGCCGAGTACTGGACCAGGCGTGCCGATCATGCGACAACGCCCGTTCGTGTCGTAGAGTCGTTTCACGACAATATCCTCGACAAGCTCTTTAATGTGGGCGCGCATGGCCTGCGACTCGTCGAGATAGACCAGTGCTACATTCGAAAGGCCCCGGATCTTTTCTATCTCCGCTTCGTCATTGGCCCCAAAGAGGTAGATGGTGCTCCCGTTGGGAAGGTGGATTGAGAGCTTTACTTCATTGAACTTCGCGGGGATTGCATATTCTCTGCATATTTTTTTTAGTTCAGGCCAGACAATGCGCTCTGCACTTGTTCGGGCCAGAGTAATATAGCAACCGACAGTGCCAGGAAGAGAAAGAGCAGTATCGATAAGATCAGCCGCGCAGGCCGTCGTTTTTCCCGCTCTAACCGAACAGCATGCAGTGGCGTATCGCTCAGGGTCCCTGACAAATGCCAGCTGCTCGGCAAATAAGAACTTTTCGATCTCGAACTTCGGCGCCGTCTTTTGAACAAGCGACAGGGCATTCTTAACCCTTTGCCGTCTTTCGAGTATGCGAGCAGCTAGCTTTGCGTTCATTCATTACAATGCAATTGTATCTGAAACATTCGCCTGGGGAATGAGTTTGTAAACACCATTCTGCTCTACAACTAGGCATTGCGGTGTAAGCCACATGTTCGCGGTGCGTGACTTCTTCGTCCCTTGGTTTTCTGGGGAGTATAGGGCACTTTCCGGCTCGCCGGGCTTACCGTTACCCAGTGAGAGAATAGTGCGATGAAAAACAGCCATGCGAATAGGAATACCAATTTCAATGAGTCCTTGGATTTTCTCAGAGGGCTTCGGGGCTTCTTGCTTCTTCGGGGTTGCCATTTGTTTTCTCCTTAGTTTTTAGATTCTTCTTTTGCGCAATCACTCTACCAATCTTAGTAAAGTGGTCCGTTACGGTTTCAATGTTCTTCGGGAATAACATCTTGCCTATTCCCATGTGTCTGTAATCCACCTTCACATAGATCCACTCTAAGTGTGTTCCGGTGGCCACAGAGTAACCAATTATTGTGGCTGGATCTTCTTTGAGGCATGCAACTTTGACTGAAGCCGCCGGAAGGATTTCTTTAATCTTCTGTGTAAGATCGCTAAAGAATCCCTTTGGGCACTCTGTTCCACGTGGAACACCATAGTAGGCCGAGTTCCTCCACGTTGCATAGATGCACGCGGAATCAAGGTCAGGGTAGAAGTCACGGGTAACGATGCTTACGCTATTTTCATCCATTCCTTGGCCTTCGCTAATGCACGCTTCACTCGGTCGGGGCAGGTGTGCATTTTTACTGCTATCTTTCTACGAGAAAAACCGTCCCTGTGAAACTCTAGAATCATTCTAACCTCAATCGCCGAGAGTTTCGAGTTCCCGTGCCTCACTATCAGTGCGCAGATTTCCTCGACAGAGCCAGAGTTTAAGAACTGATCTATCTGTTTCAAGTACTCTTCACGTTCTGCGCGGCGCCTCTGAGTCTCCTGACTCTTAAACCAATGCGAATCCCACCTTTTCAGTGGACGGTCGGGGTACGTCGGATCCTCTATATCCTGAAACCCCGATTCCTCTAACTTCTGATACCAGTATATTTCAAGTTCGGTTCGCGCCATTAATTAGAGAGACTTTGCGGGCGGACTTCCTTTCTTGCTTTGCCGCCTTCTTGGCCAATGCATTCTGTTTAGCTTGTTCATCGGCAATCGCTTGGGCCTTCTTGACCCGCTCATTGTGTTCTCTCTGGAGCTTCGCTTTAACTTCCTGATCCATGGTCCAGGTCATTGCATTGGCAATCGACTTGTAAAGCACCTTGCTAATCTGGCGGACCGTAATGGTGTTCACTTCATTTTCAAGGTGGTGGATGTAGCCGGCGAAAACCTTCCTGATCGAGTCATCAAAGGGAAGGGGCGGGACGAACTCATTGACGCAACGTTCAATAAAAGCCTCAAAGCCTTCACGGGTCACGGGCATCAGCACTTCGTCGTCGATTCCGCAGGTTTTGTACTTGTCCACCTCACCGCGGGGCTTGTCGAAGAAGCTCACTTGATCTTGAGCCAAGACCTCATCGATTTTGATCACTTCAGGCTGTTTTTCCATTTGGTTGTTCTCCTTGTTTTGCAATTGCTTCTAATTTGTCGGTGTCGAGTTTGTCTAAGGCCTTGAGTTCATCGTCTTTGATTTTCTTCAATAAACTCATATAGGTAGAAAGGTCTTTGGCTTCTTCTTCGCAGAGTTTTCCGCGGAAAGATTTATCCAGGAGCCAGTTGGCCTCACGCTTGAGAACTGTGAAAAACTTCTGTTCCAGGAGGTCAAAATCGACCGCAGCGAGCCGTCTAGAGCGGTCTCTTGGGCGCTTTTTGGCTGTTTCGGAGCTGTTCACACCGCTATTTAGTCACCAAAAGCGTGCTGAAGTGAACAATTTTCTACCTGGAATGTAAGATTTTGGACGAAAGAACCCCGGGGCGCTGAGGTGCCAGAGAAGTTGCGAGTCCTCGCCGGCCGTAGATAACCCCAGCACACCCCGGGTGAGTGAGAACCTTCATGGTGAAAGGCTAATATTGTGTCGGAAAGGACGCGAATTATCTTGAGTCGGGGAATGTTTCTAGATTCTCAATAGGAATGTAAAAAGTCTCCCGTGGTAACACTTCGGCTTCCGCCAGTATCCGAGGACTACCATCGCGCGATGGCCCTCAACCCCCCACGGGAAACAACAAAATCAATCTTTAGGCTCTGCCTGAGAGCCTGCCACGATTGGGCCCGGCTGTTCTAAGCCATTCAAAACTGCGGCCGCATAAAGTTTAGCGGAAAACTCTGTCGCGCCTTGATCGCGGATTGTCTCCAAAGCGCTCTTGTATCTTTTGGCCTCAGAGTTTAGCGCCTCATAGGCCGCGTACTCGATGACGTGGACGTGCTTATCATAGAACTCTTTTCGGCTCTCTTCTGCATAACCAGCATGATAGTCCATTTGCTCTTTATCGTATGCCCATTGTCCGCGATTCTGTGGAAGCATATTGTTCTGGTTATAACAAATGATCCACCATTCTTTCACGCCCTTCATGCGAATCTACTCCTTCTCGCGTTCAAACTCAGCATTGGCGATGTCCTGGATCAAGCGGACCTTTAGCTCTGAAATAGCAAGACGTTCCTGATCCAACTCAGCCATTCTGTCGTTAGGCTTCAATAACACCGAATAAACCATGGTTGGGTAGGATGCATAGATAGCAAAGACTTGTGTCCTTGTGTCGCATTCAGGCGCTCTCCATGGCATCTTGACGATGAATTTGAACTCCTTGTCTTTCACTCTCCACGCTCCCTGTTAGAATCTACATAACAATGCCTGTCGCACCCGTGGTGCCAAATCGCATTGCCATCCCAATTTCCCATGACCGATTCATTCCACGCAAAACCCTTTTTGCAAAATGAGCATCGCTCAAAGG